TGTTAATACTGTTCCAATAATACCTAATCCAACATTTGTGTAAACAGTAAATGCACTTGGTACTACGCTTACATCTGGTCTAGGTTGTAAAAGAGCTTCTGCATCTGGTCTAACATGAGGAGCTTCTAATTGGGGGTGTTTAACATCAAAACACTCATAACAAGCTTTTACACCGTCCCATTGAGTTTGTAATGTTTTTAAACGAAAACGTTGACTGCATATATCACAGATTCCGTAAGCGTATTTAGCTGCTGCGAAAGCCATTCACTACTATCCCCCAGGGAAAGGTGGTGGAGTAGGTTTTGTTCGTGGAAAAAGTCCTCCTATACCGCCGCCCATGCCGCCCATGCCGCGCATTTCCATTTTTATGCTTCGTATTTCTTCGTTTATTGCTCTTACTTGTCGCATTAATTGGTCTCTTTGCATTTTTAATGCTTGTAGACGAGCCATAAGTGGATTCGGTGTTGGTTGCACTGGCATTGGTGGTTGCACAGGCATTACTGGCATTGTTGGTTGCACTGGCATTACTGGCATTGGTGGTTGCACTGGCGTTGATGGGTTCACAGGCATTGGTGGCTGATCTGGTTCTTGTGGTGGTGGTGTGCCCATGCCCCGTATTGGTAATGTTGGTGTTGTGTATCTAACTGCCATTTTTTTCTCCGTTCTATATAATCATTCTAGGGGGAAGAAAACGAGAGCTTACTGAATCTATATCTTCAGAAGCGGCTCGATCAAATTCCTCATCATAAACTTGTTTTAAAAGAGCCATCCTATCGGGTGCTCTTTTCATAGATATATAATAAGCTAATCCTGCTGTCATGCAAGGTAAGAATCTAAATACCGTTTCCATATTATTGGTAAAGTCTCCAGCGTCTTGCATTCTAGTCAAAGCGTAATAATAAATTACATCTGTAGAATTTTCAGGTGTAGGGTATAAATACAAACGAGGTGTAATATGTCTTTCTAAGAAAAACTGATTAGGTCTAGCTTGTGCAGTTTTATTAGGTATAAATAAATAATCAGAACGACTGATTCTTTCTAGCTGGTAGTCTTTACTATCGCGTTGAACCACAGCAGAAGTAATATCTATTATATCTGTTCCTAGATCTTGATAGTTAGTTCCTTGTGTTACAGTAAAATTACTTTTTGTTATCAGCCATTGGTTAAGGCCACGATTAGCCCATTCTGCAATCATTATGTTTAGAGACCGTTTAGCAGTCTCTAAATCATATCCTGTGCGTAGTTCTAAACCACAACGTTCGTAAGCTTCTTCTATAAGCTCATCAACACTAAGATCAAAAGAGGTAGTTTCTGATGTAGCCATTTCTAGCCACCATAATCTTTCTTAGATTTCTTTTTAACCTTACCGCCGTGTTTATAACCAGGCATAACTTCGCCACCACCCATGTAACCAGATTTACTTTTAGTCCAATCTTGGCCATTTCTGATAGCTGTTCTTCTGTTTGTCATTCCGGGCATAGTTTTCTCCGATTAAGCGTGGAACGCTGTCATTGTTCCAAAAGTGCTTTGTGTGTATTGAATATAAATACCAGCTGAAAAGTACACACCATCATCTGGCATTGTTACGTCTCTGGACACAGTTGCACTAGCAACACTTCCTAATTTCATTCTGCTTGTTCCTACAGGAGAAGTTGTTAGAAAATCTATAGTTCCAGCCGTGGCTGAACTTACTATAAACGTTCCTTTCAATCTTCCCGGACCCGCAAAAATAACATCTGCTGCAGAATTATTAATTCCTGCGGATACGTTACCAGCTGGATTACCAACTGCTGAAATACCTGATATTGTTTTGAAATATTTAGACCCAGTAGCTGTGCCTGCATTAGCACCTGTTATTGACTCTGTTTGAGCATCGCCATTAACATCAGTACCTGTAACAGTGAATGATATAGCTGAATCATCCCCAGCAGAAAGAATAGTTACTACTCTTCCAGAATCAAGAGCAACCGCACCGCCAGAAGCTAACGCACCACCTATAGTAAGTGCTGCGTTATTTCCAACTGCTGCTGCCACTGATATGCCGTCAGCATCTAAGGCCGTAGTATCGGCGGTAATAAAGACCGCTTTTACGTCTGTACGTCCTGCCATGATTAACTCCTTACTCGAATGGAGTTGCTAAAGTACCATCCCCGTGTAGGAATGCTTCACAATGCCATACTGCTGCTGTAGTTGCTTTTAAGCGAATAATACCACCCACTAACCAACCTTGTGCGGCTGACCCTAAATCAATAGTGTCATCATCACTAGCATCAGGAATAAAAGTATTTGTATCTCCTGCGGTTGCTGGATCAAATACCTGTGCAAATCCAGAGAATAAATCACTGGTATTATCTGTATTGATTTGTCCTGCACCTGTAAAGGTTGTGCCCACTATAAATGTATAGTTAAGCCCTGCTGCTGCTGTAGGTAGTGGTACTACAATACCTGCTGCTCTGTTTAAAGTATAAACAGTACCTGAGTCTGTTGACTCAACGCTGTGTGTAGCACTTGTAATGCTACTGATATTTGAATAAGCAGAAATATAACCTGTTGTAGTTACATTACCACTGGTATCAACATCTAAATTGGTAGTAATAGCACCTGTTGTTGAATTTTTAGTGATCTGTTCAAAACCACCTTCGGACCTGACTGGTCCACTAAATGTCGTATTTGCCATAATCTTTTCTCCTGAAAAAATAAGTTCTATTATCTTGGCTTGTCTGCTAGGTCAGTCAATAGAACAAAATATAATTATCCTAGTAATTCTACTATATCAGAAAAAATGGGGGTGTGTAAATAAAGTGGGCGGGTTGAGTAAGAAACCCCCGCCCGGGTTCCATTTAAGATAAGTTAACCTTATGCTCCAGGGCTTCCAAATACTGCTCGTGGGTCTGACCAACCGAACGAGTATCTTTCTCTAGCCTTATAGCGCACATTACCAGTATCAAAATCAGCTTCCATTGAAGTTCTGATTGGCGAACGATTAAACATTTTAAATCCGTTCGGACAATCAGTCTTAATGAACCATGCGTCAGTGTCGGTCAGATAATGATTAACAGTATAGCCTTGTGGGACCATGCCCATGTTGCGTACTGCATTAATATCATTGTCTGCGGTTCCGACTCTGCCTGGTGTTTCCAACAATCTGTCAGCAGTGAACTGTAGCTCTTTAGGAATGATTAATTTCGTTCCTTGTAGTGCTACTTTTAAACCACGCTCGTCAGTGTAAGCTGCAATATCAATCAACGCTTGTTCTAATGAAGTTTCACTTAGATCAGCTGCGGTAGAAAGTTCATTACGCAGATTAGGTCCACCCACAGTTGGGTGATCCGTTGCGCAAAGCTCTTTACCGTCGCCTCCGAGGTAACTTGATGAGAATGCATTGTTTAATACTGAAGCCGCTTTGACTTGCTTGGTGTTCGACATGCTACGAGCAAGCGCACGAGTGTATCTAGCCGACAATCTGTCGTATAAATTATCCTCGACCGCTTCTTCGGTGATGCTGAAAGCCAGTGCTATAGTTTCGTGAGAGTAGCGGGATGTGAAGGCTTCTTGAGCCGAATCAAATGCCACGCCTGCCCCTTCTGATTTAACGGGTGCTGCGTCAAAACCTGTAAGCATTACTTCTTCTTCAAAAGCACGGTCACTAGATTCGGTGTCATAAATTTCTTCATGCTCCCTATCATAACGATCGTATTCGAGTCCGAATAACGCATTCAGTCCTGGAAGCAATTCTTTAACTAATTGTGCTCTACTAATAGCCATCTAAATTACTCCTTACGTTCCTGCAACAGGACCTCTATAAGCATGTTCGTTAATTTGTACTACCAAATTAGCGTTATTACTTGTGAGATCTCCGTTTGAATCATCTTGGACAACTCCTACTATTTTAAGCTGAAGTGCTTGAGTAGTTGCTATGGTGCTAGAGTCTAGTTCGCGAGTGGAGACGCCAGTTGTCGTACTTCCACCTATGCCGTCTGTGTCTGCATTTCTGCCGATACATGTGACTGCCGAAGCACCATCCGCTTGCACAACAAACAATTGATTTGGGTCGTCATAAACGAAAACGTCTATTGCGCCACTACCAAGTGCCGTTGTTGAAGCTGGATAGTAATTCGAGTAGGTAGGAGTTCCATCAGTAGCAACATAATATACATGTGAAAACACACCAACAATGTTAGCAGAACTTGCTGCTGCTCTGTTGATATATCCACCTGCAAATATAACTAAATCGCCTTGAAATATGGCTGTGCCATATCCCGAAGGATCAATACTATATTTATTTGCTTGCTGAACGGCTGAACCGACATTAAGTCCTTTATAAGGTCTTAGGCCAAAGGCCTTGTCTACATTTGCCATTTCTTTTCTCTATTTCCAAGAATTATTATAAAAGGACTCTTAGGTTTTTGAACCTTGAGTCCCACCAATTGTTACGCGAGATTGTCTATCAGGTCTATTGATAGACATACTGGGATGAGTTCCTTCTTTCATCATGTCGTTATCTACAGCATCCATCTGGTTCTGCGTTTTACTCGCAAAATACTCAGATCTTTCCTGTATAGTTTCGACAGGGATTCTACAAAGAATCAATCCACCAACTCCTATCACTCCTTCAAATTTACCGTCATTAACAACGGGAGAATCAAAGTCTGGGTATTCGTCTGCTCTCACAGGTTCCCATCCTTCACGAAGTCTAGCCATAACATTTTTAGTGTCATCTTGGCCTCTAACTTCCATTCTTACCCATCTATGTGCGTATC